TTTGATGATAACTCTCCTTATCGAAAAGTTTTTGTTCAAAAAGGTAAAGTTTTAGATTTTGATATTGTTGACGATGACACAAAAAATTTAGTCATGACTGTTATTAGTATGTTTGAAGATACTCAAGATCTTAAAAATATACTATATGTAATAAAAGATGGTGAAGCATGGATCCCTATCACCGGAATTTTGAGAAGAGGTAGAGAAGTTGATAACACTTATATAAAATGGGGTAGATCAACAACGTATAATGAAATTATTGCAGCCACTTTACTGGCGAACGAAGATCCAAGGGTTACAGGTGATATTGTTTATAAAATGAATACTCCGGGTGGTGAGGCCGATGGAGTTGAAGATGCTGCAAGGGCAATTGTGGAATCTAAAAAAAATACACGAACTGATATTATATATTGGATGATGAGCGCGGGTCTGTACTTAGCTTCGCAAACTAATAGTATAAGAGCAATGAATCCAAGTGTCCAGGGTGGATCCCTCGGTGTGGCTTATGAGTATTATGATTATACTAAACTAGAAAAAGATTGGGGACTTGAAAAACATGTAATAACATCCGATAATGCACCAGATAAAAGACCAGATTCAAAAAGACTTGATGAGCTTTTACAAATTGATGCAAATAAACTCGAAGAGATATTTATTAATCGTGTTGCTACTGGACGGAATCAAGAAAAACAATATGTTATTGATAACTATGGCAAAGGGTGGGATCTAATAGCAAGTGATGCTCTAAAAGTTGGAATGATTGACGAAATTGTTTTTGATAATGAAATTAATAATAAATCAGAACCCGTAAATGTTGACAAAGGGGAAAGTGATATGAATTTAGAAGATTTTAAAGAAAAACATCCTCAATTATATTCTAAAGTTTTTGAACTTGGAAAAAACGAGGGGATCCAGTTGGGTACTAATCAAGAATTGGCTCGTATTGAAGGCCATTTAAAATGGTGTGAGGACGGAGCAAAAACAGAAACTGTTTTTAAAAATATTCGTGAAGCTGGAAAAATGTCTCATGAATGTGCTAATGATTACGCTCAAGAAAAAGTCGAAAAAATGCTCGCTGCCGCTAGGCAAGAGGACGACAACGGACATGATGATCATAGTCATGCGCCTCCCGAAGTTTCAGGCCAAAATTCTGGCGATGATAAAAAAAGTGAATTTGAAAGAAGAGCTGAGGAAACTGGGCTTTTATCCGGTGGAATTCAGGGCGGTGTTCAAATATTAACTGAAAAAAGATAAAACTTGTTAAGCTTATTTATGTCTATAATAACTAAAATATAAATTTAAAAAGGAAATTAATTATGGCTGGTGCTGTTAGTATCCAAGAAAATGATTATTACAACCTAAATAAGGGTGGTAATACAGCTGTTAAAGCGACTTTGGAAGTCCCTGCAGGTGCTGCAAGGACAATTACCAAAGGTACTTTTGTAACACAAAAAACAGGCGATGGGACGAAGTATGTTTTACATACTGAACAATTAACAACCCCTATTGATGGCTATTTAAATAATGACCTCGCGGTTGCTGAAGATGTTGGGGCAACCGATCATTCTATTTATAGAACCTACAAAGGGATGTGTGATGTTAAAATTCTTGAGGAGGTAAACGCAATAACGATTACAGATATTCCTGCAGGCACTGCAGAATCATACCTTACTCAATTAGAAAACAAAGGGTTTCAACCTATTGATCCTCTACGTTTATAGTAGCGTTGATCAGAATTAACTGTTTTTTAAATTTGCAGAAAGGTAAAAAAAATGACTGTTGAATTAGATAATGGAAAATATAAACTATTTTCAAGACTCGTAAATCAATACAAAACTGTCGAAAATGGCCTTGTAAGACTATTCCAATTAAGGGATGGAAATATTTTTGGAGGGAGTAAGATAACTTATGATCTACAAAAGTTTTTAAGACAATTGCCAACTCCAAAATTAAAAGGTGCTAGTTATGACACCATAGATACTAATAAATTCAGAACAATAGAAACAGAACCTCCCGAATTTAAAGAGAAGGTTAATTATTCTATTTGTCAAACAGATAAAAGGTGGGAAGGTACATTAACAACTGATGATATTGATAAAACTCTCTTATTGATTTCTAAAACTGCAAAGGATTTCGTAATACTTTTAGATCGTTTCGAATTAGGAATGATCTTACAGGCTGCAGAGATCTTCCAATATGGAAACATAAGATATAATAGCCAATATGGGGCTGTAGTTCCTGATTATGATTTCGAATGCCCTGCGGCGCATTTTGCTGATGTTTCTGTATCTTGGGCGAGTGGTGGTGGTGATCCAATTGGTGATATTGAAACACATTGTGATCTAATCAGAAAAAATGGACGTGTTAGAGTTGATAATATTATCTTAGGTAGTGCCGCTTTAACTGGTTTTTTGCAAAATGAAAGAGTTATAGCTGAATTAAATAACCGTAGAATTGATCGTGGTAATTTGGCTTTTGAACCGGTTCAAATGAACGGTTTCGCAAGACTAGGAATTTATAATTTTAATGGTGTTCTCGTAAATCTTTGGACTTATGATGAATATTACCAGGACGGTTCTGAAAATCCTGTTGATTTCATTGAACCAAATTATGTTGTTTTCTTTGCTTCCCAGGGTATTTATGATCGTTATTATGCAGGCGTTGACGTTGTTAAAACTATGCCTAGTCATTTACAAGCTTTTTTACCATCACCAAATATTAGTTTAGTGGGTGATCGTGTTGCTACTGATGTTTATATTGATACAAAAGAAGTAGATGACACAAACGTGAGCGGTGTGTTTTTGCGTGCTGCTACTAAACCTCTTTGCGTTCCATCAACTCCAGACACATTTGGAAGATTGAATGTAATAGTGTGAAGTTATTGCTTGAGGCTCTTCGTCCTCGTAAATTTTTATATAAAATGCTGTGTGTATTGATTTACACACAGCATAAAATAAAACAAAAAGGAATATTATGGAAGATAAAACATTTTTAATATTAAGATCTTTTTTACACAATAAAACTTATTATATCCCTGAATTTGCAAAAAATAAAAGCGCGTTTTCTAAAACAACAGTGAATGAATCAGAATTTGAAAACAAAGAAATTTTGGAAAAACTTCAAGAAAGCTTTCATTTGATACATTTAGATTTACCTAAAATTGAAGAAAAAACATTCGAGTCAATAAGGGGTATTGCTGGTAAAGTTGTTGAACAGGCAAAAAAAATACAAGATTCAATATTAAAATATGCTAAAGAAAAAGAGTCTTTGAAAAAATTTAGTGAGGCTTCAGAGTTAAAAAACGCTGCAAAGTTTTTGTATCAAAAAATTATGGTATATAATAATGAAATAATGGCACAAATACCAAAGACAGAAAAAAAATCTAAGCCTAAGAAAAAAGCTAAAAAGAAAAAAGAAAAATAAGTTATAATGTCTTTATTAGGTAATATCAGAAAAGTAAACAAAGCTATTATTACAGATCCTTTGTGTGGACATAATCAACCTATTGAAATGAGAAGTGCAACAGAAACACCTGTAATAATAAATGTTAATGCAATTGTAACTGATCATACTACGATGATCGATCCTCAAACAGGGTTCGAAGTGGCCGCTCACCAGGTGCATGTTTTAGTTAGTATTGATGCTCTTCTAGAAAAAGGATATCCTGTTTATAGGGATGATAAAAAACCAAACAGACCTAAAATAAAAAATGACATTATTACTTATTATGATTTAGCTGGTGTGAAAAATGTTGTAAAAATTAAGCTTGATAAGCCTGATACAACTTCAAATAATATTTCATGTTTTTGTGTAGAGTGCGACGATGATTGAACAAATACTTTATGATCTAAATAACTTTGAATTAGTACGTGATCGAGTTGCACAAATAATTTACAACGAGATAACAGAACAACTCAATAAAGCAATTTCACTACCTTATCCAGAATATGAGGCTTTTTTAAATTCATTTTATGACACAAATGAGGTCACAAATACAAAAGAATTAAGTTTATTTGCTGACAGATTTATAAAGCCTACATGGGACGAATTAAACATTATTAATATTGTTTTAATTAATGAAGATTTGGATCCAGGTGAACACATTTCAAGACAAATGGCGGCGGTTAGGCTTAAAATAGATGTATTTTGTGGTAAAAATGCAGATAATGAAAGCTTAGGTGACACTAAAAGCGCTCATGACTGTCAAAAAATGCTCGGTATTTTAAGGGCAATTATAATGCATACAAATTATATAAGATTAGACTTTGCACCTGGATTTATACAAAGAAGATGGGCTCACGGTTGGAATATCCAACAACCTGATGAGTTAGAGAATAGGAATAATTCTAATAATATTATTTCAGGTTCTTTAAATATTTCAGTTAATATTAGTGAGCAAAATAGGGGTGTTACCCCAATAGAATTAGAAGAAAACTACACTAATTTTTATATAGATCCTGAAGGAAAATACAAGATAGAAACTGAAAATTTATATACATAAAGGAGATTTTTTATGATTTCTCAAGCTGTGCCTATCGGAGATATTTCAACTGTTGTTGGCTATGCCCTCGATTTTAAAGATTATTCTCCTCAACTTGGAAACTTACCTCAAAGAATAGCTTTATTTACGCAAATCGCGACAGAAAAACAAAGCGGTTTTTCTGGTTATAATACGAGGTTTACAGTTTCAACGGTTGAAGAGTTTATTGATAATTTTGGTATTTGTCCAGGTTATTATCAAATGAGAATTTTAAAACCTGTTAACGGTGGAGGTGTTGGATCTATTCCTATAGATGTTTTTCCTATTGAGGAAGGAACTGGAACACCTTCCGACGGTGATCTCACTGCTTCGGGTTCTCCAGATAAAACGACAATTCATAGAGTTGTTTTTAATGGTAGAGAATCGATTGACGGTCAAAGAGCTGAATATTTAGTTGAGAATGGTGAAGCTATAACAGCAACTGTGGCCAAACTTGTGGCCGCTGTAAATTCAATGAGCGTTGCACCTGTGACCGCTGTTGATAATTTGGACGGATCTTGTGCGTTCACGTCAAAATGGCAAGGTGATAATGCAAACGAAATTGTTATTACAATTAATACACAAAACGAGCCTGCAGGCATAACTTACACATTGCCTACAATGTCAACAGGTGCGGGGACTATTGATATTACAACAGCCCTTGCAAATATTGGTGATATTTGGAACACTGCGTGTTTATCATGTTTTGATGAAAATCAATTTGATTCTTTTTCAGATTTTAATGGTATACCTTCAGAAACTGGTGGTACTGGTCGCTGGAATGCAAAAGTTGCAAAGCCTTTCATCGCCTGTACTGGTACAAAAGAAAGTGATAAGGCCAATCTGTTGGCTTTTGGTACTGGGAGAGAAACAGATTTAACAAATTGTTTGGCCACAGCTCCAAATTCACAGGGGTATACTTTTGAAGTTTCTGCAAATTATCTTGGTGTATTTCTTAGTATAATGAATGCAAAGCCTCACTCTTCATGTATTGAAGAGTATTTTTGGGATCTTCCAAGTCCGATAGATAATGATATTGGAGTAATGAAAAATTATGAAGTTAGAAACGAACTTGTAAAAGGTGGTATAAGTACCGTATCATTTGATGATTGTCTTGGATATTACATAAAAGATTTTATTACTTTTAGAAGGATCCCAGCTCAGGCAGATACTGCCAAAGATTGGCGTTATTGTCGTGATATCAACGGTATTGATTTTAATATTATGTTTCGATATCTCGTACTTGAAGGCAGAAGCTTAAGAGGAAAAACAATGGTTAATGATTTGGATCAACCTGATCAAAGTGTTAGTAGTGATGTAATTAAGCCAAAAGATTGGAAAGGCCTTGTTACACAATTTTTTGAAGAGTTGAATGCAAAAGCATTGATAGCTGACGTTCCTTTTAGTCAAGAAAGTTTATTAGTTGGTATTAGTGGGGTTAATCCTCAAAGATTCGATACTTCTTTTAATTATAAAAGAACAGGTATTGCAAGGGTGACAAGTTCAACAGCGTATGCAGGTTTCAATTTTGGAGCCTGATCGCTGGTGTTTGCGTTTTTGGTAGATAGAGAAACTTTCTCTATCTATTATTAATATATTAATTAAAAATAATTAAGGAGAAAAAAAATGAGTATATCTGCAGGTGATACACTAGAAATAACTTTTAGTAATCAGAACCTTGGTGATCGAAGATTTGCCGTAAAAGCAGACGAGGAGATCACCTTTGATTT